TGCCACTGGTCAAGGGTTTCGCCCAGCGAACCCTCGACATGCGTCAGACCTACGGCGAATGGCTGCAAGCCAATCCAGCCGAGAAAGAAAAAGTCTTTGGCAGCAAGACACCGTATTTCAACTATCTCAGCAAGCGGTACGGTCCAACCGATGCCGTGCGTCGCTTTGTTCGTGAAGATGGATCTGAACTAACCTTGAAACAACTGGCGTCCAAGTATCCCGATGTCAAACCAAGAGTTCCAGCAAATCAATCTTGATGGTGAGCAGGTGCTGGCACGCAGGATGGCACCGTGCAGTGGCGCAACAAGTTTGGCTTAGCCTTAGGACAGGTGGAGCCGATCAATGGCAAAAAAGCAAACCAAGGCGGAAAAGAAGATCAGCAAGGTGATGCGGGAGTACAAGGCGGGGACGCTAAAAAGCGGCAAGCCCGGACCCGGAAAGGGACCGAAGGTAAAAAGCCGTAAGCAGGCAATCGCCATCGCACTCAGCGAAGCTGGTGTCGCCAAGCCACGCAAAGGAGGCAAGCGCAAGTGAAACGCGGTGATCGTGTTAGCTGGCTGTACCAAGGCGTCCGCACCTACGGCGTCATCACGAGCACGCCTGGCGAAGGCGCCCATTCCATCAAGGGTCCAACAGGCGGCACCGTGACTCGTCGCGGTACTGCTGATGATCCTGTCGTTGCGATCAAATCTGAAAGCACCGGCAATCCAGTGCTGAAGAAGCGTTCTGAGTTGTCGGCTGCACCGAAGCGGAAATGATCACCTATCGCGGCGAAGAGTTTGACGGCTACAACAAGCCGAAGCGGACGCCAAAGCATCCGACAAAATCCCATGCCGTGCTCGCCAAAGAAGGCGACAAGGTAAAGCTGATCAGATTCGGTCAGCAGGGCGTGTCAGGCTCACCAGCGCGAAAAGGAGAATCAGCAGCGGACAAAGCCAGAAGGGCATCGTTTAAAGCGCGGCACGCGAAGAACATCGCCAAAGGCAAGATGTCACCGGCGTACTGGGCTGACAAGGAAAAGTGGTGATTAGCTGGCTTCCTGCTCAAAGATCCAATCTTTAACTTCTGCGACATACCAGCGCAGTTCCTGCGCCTTTGCCGCGTGCCATCCGTTGCCAGTTTCAAGGTACAAAGCCGTATGGCGATCAATCGCCTTCAGGCATTGATGAATCAGGGGGTTCCACGGTTCACGCAACGGCGTGTTCCATTCCCGCTTTGACATCTCCGAGTACCAACCACTAATCTAGGACCGCCAAAACCCTGTGGGTTTCATGTCTGAAGAACAAATTGCTCCTGTGGAGCAAGCTGTTGACACTTCAAGCCTTCAAGCCGAGCTTGAGGCGATGCGTAAAAAGAACGCAGAGCTGCTTGATGAATACAAAAAAGCAGTTAACCAAGCCAAGGCAATTCCTGACGGTGTGAACGTGCAGGAGCTGCTTGAGTTCAAAAGACAAGTCGAGCAACAGGAGCTTGAATCCCAAGGCAAGTACACCGAAGCCAGGCAAGCTCTGGAGCAGCAATTCCGTGAGGCGACGGCGGAAAAGGACAAGCGCATCGCAGATTTAGAGCAGCGCGTGCGCGAGCTTGAGCTGCTGACACCTGCTGTCAGTGCCTTGGCTGATTTGGTCCATGACCCTGACTTGGTGATGAAGACCAAGCTCTCGCCTGATCAGATCGAGCGCGAAGCTGACGGCACCGTGGTGGTAGTCGATGGCTACCAGCGCACCCCGGTCACCGAATGGGCGAAAACCCTGCCGGGCTGGATGCAGAAGCAACCCAAGCCTCAGGGCAGCGGCGCACCGATCGGGCGCAGCACTGGCGAGATCCCTGTTGGTATTGCCAACCCGTTCATGCCTGAGAGTTACAACCTCACCGAACAATCACGGCTGTTTAGAACTGATCGTGATTTATACGAGAGATTGAAAGCACAAGCAGCGCGTTAATATGCTGCGTAAGGCAAGGCTGTGCTGAGCCAAGGGCTGTGCCCGCTCTGTAAAACACTTTTGGATTCAAACGATGGCGACTCTCCGGTCGGACATCATCGTTCCCGAGGTGTTCACTCCTTACGTCATTGAGCAGACCACCCAACGTGACGCCTTCCTGGCTAGCGGTGTGGTGCAGCCCATGGCTGAGTTGAACGCCACCGAGGGCGGTGACTTCATCAATGTGCCTTTTTGGAAGGCAAACCTGTCTGGTGACTTTGAAGTGCTGTCTGACAGCTCTTCTCTGACCCCTGGCAAAATCACTGCTGACAAGCAAGTTGGCGTGATCCTGCATCGTGGGCGTGCCTTCGAGGCTCGTGACCTCGCGGCGCTTGCAGCTGGTAGTGACCCTATGGCTGCCATTGGCGCCAAGGTTGCTGACTACGTTGCTAACCAGCGTCAGAAGGATCTGCTGTCCACCCTCAAGGGCGTCTTCGGCACCCTGGGCACCACCAGCTCCTCTGCTGCTTTCTTCGGTCTGACCATTGATGGTGAGTCCGGCGATACCCCTACCGTGCTCAGCCCAAGGCACGTTGCTGAAGCTCGCTCCCTGCTGGGCGATCAAGGCGACAAGCTGACCGCTATGTGCGTTCACTCCAAGGTCTATTACGACCTCGTGGAGCGCCGTGCTATCGACTACATCTACGACAACGTGGGTGCAGCTGATACCTCGGCAACTGCTGGTTCGACTGCTGGTGCCTTCGGCTCCGTTGCAGTTCCTACCTTCATGGGTCTTCGCGTCATCGTTTCCGATGATGTGCAAACCGAAGGCAGCGGTTCCTCCACCGAATATGCCACCTACTTCTTCACCCAAGGGGCAGTGGCATCGGGCGAGCAACTCGCCATGCAAACGGAAACGGATCGTGACATCCTCGCCAAGAGCGATGCCATGTCCATTGACCTGCACTATTGCTACCACCCGGTTGGTGCCAAGTGGGGCGTCACTACTGTGAACCCGACTCGCGCTCAACTGGAAACGGTTGGCAACTGGTCGAAGGTGTACGAGCTTAAGAACCTCGGCATCGTTCGTGCCACCAACACTTCCAACATGGATTGAGGGGGTAACTAACGATGGCTTCTTCCTTTGAGGTTTCTGCTGGCAAGGCAATCGGCTACGTCTCTGGCGGCGCCGTTACCCAAGCCACCGACAAATCCACTGGTGTCACCCTGAATAAGGCTTGTGGCGCCATCACTATGAACAACGCCGCTCTGGCAGCTGGCGCTGAGGTCTCCTTCACGGTGACCTGCAGCGAAGTGGCTGCTACCGACATCGTTCTGGTGAATCACAGCTCCGCTGGTACCGCCGGTTCCTACCTGGTGCAAGCCAACACCATTGCTGCTGGATCCTTTGCGATCACTGTTAGCAATGTGTCTGCTGGTTCGCTCAGCGAGGCAATCGTGCTGACCTTCGCCATCTTCAAGGCTGCTGCCTCCTGACGATGGGGTTGTTCGCTTTCCGGCGAGCACAGGAACGCGAGGCTGCTGCTACGGCGGCAGCCTCCATTCTTCCTGAGCTTGTAACTGACCAATCTTCCGAGACGCCCGATGGCAATCTCAATCGACGCAACAGTCGGGGGCGCAAGCGCAAACAGCTACCTGACACTGGCAGAAGCGAACAGCCTGATTGAAGGGCTGGTTCAAAACGATGATGTAGTTGCCTGGGCATCAGCGACTGATGACCAGAAGAACCGTGCGTTGTACTCTGCGACGCAACGCATTGACCGTGAACGTTTCCTAGGTGCTCGTGCGACTGATACGCAGTCTCTCCAGTGGCCGCGCACTGGGGTCCGAAAGCCGGATACTTACATCAATACTTACGCTGTTGGGTTTCCTTTCCGCATTACGACGGACTATTTCACCGATACGGAGATCCCGGATCAGATCAAGAAGGCGCAGGCGGAACTGGCGGTCTACCTGAACAACAACAAGGATGGTCTGGGTCTGAGCGGTCTTGAGGATTACAAGAACGTGAAGATCGGCAACCTTGACGTGACGCCGAACAACTATGGCGCCACTGGTGCTGATCGGATTCCGCCGATGGTGGAGCGGTATTTCACCGGACTTAGAATCAGTGGACCTGGCAACATCGCCGTAAAGCGGAGCTGATTCATGGGTTACGCCTACCCCGGTGCTGAGTTCATTGACGACACCAGCGCCCATGCTGGACGATTCGGCAAGATCGTTGCCCTTGAGGATTCGGTAATTGCCAGCCTGTCGGCTGAGGATTACACCGGCAACACGTTGTCGGCGATCCCGCTGAACGCGAGCTGCGAGATGCAGGGCGTGTTCACCAGCGTGACTCTGACCAGCGGCACTGTCGTCGCTTACAAGCTCTGATCATGGCTGATAACAGAGTCAGTATTGATCCGGCTTACAGCATTGGTGCTGACTTCGTGAATAGCACTGATGCACAGACTGGCAGGTGGAATCGCATCGTGATCCTCAAGAACAACACCAGTTTTGCTGCGCTAACGGCTCAGAACTGGACAGGCAACAGCATCATTGGTGAAGGCTTGCCTGCTGGCTTCGAGATCCAGGGCGTCTTCACTGCTTTTACCCTGAGCAGCTCTGGTGCTGTGATCGCCTACAAGATCTGACCATGGCAAAATCACACGGCGGCACTACTGGAATCGACTACGGCATTGGAGCCGAAGTCATCAATGACACCAACGTGCATACCGGCAAGTTTCTTCATATTGATTTCTACGAAAGCAGCACTATCACGGAAATCATCAGCACCAACGTCATCGACAACAGCTTTGCTGGTGCCAGCGTGGATCAAGGCGCACACCTGACTGGATATTTCACCAGCATCCAGCTTCAGAATGGGGCGTGTATCGCGTACAAGATCTGATGGCTCTCGCTAGCTCGCTACGGAAGGTTGCAGCGAAAGTCGTCAGCAAGTTTGGCGGTGATGTGACCGTGCGGATTGTGACCGGCGGCAGCTACAACACGACCACTGGCGCAATCACCGAAAGCGAGTCTGATACAACTATCAAGGGCGTGCTGAGTGACGTCAGCCTGCGTGAAGTCAATGAGCTGATTCAGGCGGGTGACAAGCGGTTGCTGATTGCCGCTTCTGCTGTGACCACTGCGCCTGAAACCAAGGATCGGATTGTTATCAGCAGCGTCGTCCATCAAATCATCCAAGTGAACGTGACAGAGCAGGCAAATAGCGCGATCGTGTATGAACTGATCCTGAGGGCTTGATCATGGCACGCAATATCCGGCTAGATCAAATCGGTGACCTGATGGACGATCAGGTCAAGAAGCTCGTTAACCGCACCACGCTGCAATGGCAGTCTGAGTTGAAGTTGAGAAAGCCAGAAGACCTTGGAACACCTGTTGACACAGCACGATTGGTGCAGGGCTGGCAGGTGAATACTGACAATCCCTATCGCGGTATCGTCTTCAACAATGTCGAATACGCCGAGGCAGTTTGCTACGGCACCAATCTGCCCCCATCATGGGGTGGCAAATATCGCACCCGTCAGGGCACCGTTCCCGGCTTCCCTGATCTGATCGGCAAAGAGCTGGAAGAATACGTCCGAAGAGAATGGCGCAGCATCATCGCTGAAGACTGATGACAGCTCTCAACCTCAACACCGTTCGCGCCACCATTGAGGGGCGCTTGGCGACAGAGCTGGCAAACAGCCCTGCAATCCCTGTCGTGTTTCACAACATGGCATACGAGCCCACGCCAGGCTCATCCTGGGTGCAATGCCTGACCAGTTTCGGATCGAACAATTACCTGAGCCAAGGTGGCACGACCGACTCCTTTAATCGCGTTGTCGGTCTAGTCGTCTTCAATATCTTCACTGCCATAGGCGTCGGTCCCGGTGCCAACTACACCATCGGGAAACGAATCCGTGATCTTTACAATAGGGTCAACGTGTCGGGGGTTTTCTTCGACGCTCCAAC